GGTTGTTGATTGGCCTAATTGTAACGCAAATCGTTTTTCTAATCATAAAAGTGTTTCTGAACCAGCAATTGTGTTAGTATCAACACCATCAATTACATCTTGTAATTTAGAAAGAATAAAAGTTGCATTGAATTTATTCAAATTAGTGTTTGAATAGTTGACAATTGCATTTCTAATTGCAGTTGTGATTGCATTGGTTGAGCTAGTAGTTTTTGTTTTATCATACTTAACTGTATTTTTAACCAATAGGTACAAAAATTGTGCATCTCTAATTTCTGAACTTACGGCAACAATCGCTTTTGGTTTAATAATTTCGTCAATGATTCTTTGTTTTTCTGTTTCCGAGATAAAGTAATTTGTTTTTGGTTTTAATGCAATATAAACTTTACCATATGATGGTGGAGTTTCATCTTCACCACCCCATACCGATAGTGAATCGACATTTGGATAACTCTTCTTGATGTAAGATTCGTAATCTTTAAATGTTACCAATCTGTTTTGTGAAGAGAATTGTGATGCAGCACTAAACTTAATCTCATCAATTGATTCTCTACTAGAACCACCTGCCGCAGCATTAGTTGTGGTGATTGTAATTTGAGTGAGACCATTAACACCCGTATTTGGAACAAAAGCACTTGTTTTATTGGCTGTTGCGCCATTTGTAACCAAATAACTAACAGTTATTACTGCGCCATCAGTCAAAGCCTTTCCTATAGTACCATCACTAAAATAAATTTTATAATTTCCATTTTTATCTTCCTGTAAGAAGAATACAGAAGATGTAACAGTAACATCTAAAATGTCTGTTGCCAAATTATAAACTTCAGTAAATGTATTGCCTGCATTTGGCGCTACTGATACTTTAATTGTGCTTGTGTCGATGTTACTACTTGGTAAAATAAATGTAGATTTTGGATTTGAAGTTTGATTATGCGTGAATTGATATGTGTTTAATGTGCCTTCATAAATTTGTAAATTTTCAAAATAGAAAGCTGTGCCAGATTTTGTTGCAACTGCATCTTCTAATAAAGTAAAATTGTATGAAGTTTGATCCAATAAATCAGAACTAAAAGAGAATCCTCTAGATAGAGTAATTATATCTGGAGTTGTGTTGCCACTTTCAACAGTAACATTAATTGTTGCCATTGGTGCGGTTGTAGAATATGGGGTATAACCTAAAGTCTTTGCATGTGAGACAACAGAATCTCTCAGAATAGCAGTATCTAAAAATGATTCGTTAGCCACCATATTCAGATAGTATGAATTATAGTGAGTATTGTAGGCAAGAATATCTAACAAAACAGAAAGTCCAGAACCCTCAAAATCGTAATCTTGAAATGTGTTTTGTTGCTTCAGATAAGTCTTTAGATTTTGCTTAATCTGGTCAAAATCAAGGTCTGAAATATTTAAACGAGCGTTAGCCATCTTTATCTAATCCGTTCTAGGAAGAAATTAATTGTTATTGGACTTGTTCTATTGACAACATAAAATTCCATATAGACTTTAAATCCATTATTGTCATAGTCTGGCGAAACATTCAATCTAGATATATTCGCTCTTGGTTCATAATTTTTGATAGTCTGTTCAATTTCTTTTTCTAGTGTTGTTGCCGTAATAGTATCCATATTCTCAAACAAAAGTCTGCGAACATTACTACCAATTTCTGGTTGAAAAGGTTTTTCGTAGTGGTTTGTTAGAATAAGATTCTTAATAGAATTGACAACCGCAGCCTCATTCGTGTAGCGGTTGATATCTTTTCTGACAGGATGTATAGTGAAATTCAAGTCTAAATCACTATAAGCTGCGACTATGTTTGTGGTTACTGTTGCCATCTTCTATTTATGAGTTAATTCTGGTGAGAATCTTACTTGAACCAGTATAATTATTAACTAAATCTGTTTCCGATTCACCCATATTAGAAAATTGTCTTGTCTGTTGATAGTCGGAAACCATCGTTTTCATATTAGTAAAAAATGTCTCATCATGCGTTCTTCTAGTGTCTATGAAAGAAGCAGTGTTTGCAATCATCGCATAAATTGTATTCGCCTGCGTTGATGTGAGGTTTGATGTTACATTTGGTGTATATGAAATACTAGAATTTATTATATTTGCATATGTTGAAAGTGCGGTATAATACACATTCATTTCTGGTCCAGTAAACAAACTTGTCTGAGCACCATACATGATAGATGTGTTACTGATTCCATCTGTTTGATAAATGACATACATTAAGAGTTTACTATAACCTTTAATTGTGTCTTTAAATGGTTTAGTCGATGCAATTGTTGATCCGGCTTCTGTAATATAATCAGCATAAGAAGTCACACCAGATACTCTATCGGTGTGGTCTTTAAAGTTGTTTGCCGTGGTGATTAAATTATTTGCAGAGTTAGCAATATTTGCCATTACAGCTGACACACCAGCATTAGTGCAAATTTCAATGGTACTTGCAACATTTAATATTGCATTTGCAGAAGTAGCAATACTTGTAGAAATTGTTCCCAATGGGTTTTGGTTGTATCCACCAACATTACTGTCAGAAATATCTTGTGTTTGCCAATCTTCAATAATTGGTGGAAGAGCTTCTAAGTGCTGAATCGTATCATCAGATAAACTAGTTACATCACCATGTGGGTCACTATAACTATATCCTAATTTTTGAAATAATGTTGCCATAATTAAGCGCTCGTCATTGGCAAAACTGTAAGTCCAGTTGGACCTTTTGGTGTTGGATGTATATGTAAATTATAAAAAATATCATTAATCAAATCAGCACCTAAAATAGAAGAAGATATACCATGACTTGCTAATCCAGCATTTAGTTTTAAAAAGTTTCCAACAGGTGCATTGACTGAACCCAATGCAGTCATTGAACCAACAATATTAATACAACCAGGAAGAGCAACTGGTGTTGCTGGGGTAGGAATACCCAAACTCAATCCACCAAGTGACGATGTGAATCCAAAAGGTCCTGCGTATACGCCCATACCTGCATTAACTCTGGATTCAGCAGTAAGTGTATCACAAGTAATAGAACCATTAATATACAAATCTGAACCTAAATTTAAACTCTGTGCAGCCGATAATCTCAATGCACCACCAAATTTTTCATTTGCACTAATACTAACATCACTATCCCCGGATATTGAAATGTCTTTAACACCACGAACATTCATTTTACCTTTAACTGCAAGATTATAATCACCATTAACTTCTTGGTTGTAATCTCCATTAACTTGCATATTACAATCACCATTGACTACAATGTTGCAAGCACCAGTGACATAAACATTCTTTTTACCTATTGTGATATCAAAATTTTCACCAAATACTTTTACAACTTGGTCTCCGTTTGGATGCATCTCAATAAAGTTTTTTGATTTGCCATGTTGTATACGAACTCTTTCTCTACCAGGAGTATCATCTAATTGAATAGAATGTCCAGATTCACTATCAAATATTTGATTATGTGGATACAATGGCGGATGGTCTGGATCCGCAGGTGAAGGTGGTTCAGTAAATAAATTTACCGATGGGTTTGATGCTAAGGCTGCACTTATCGTTGCATAGGCCTTATCGTAATCACTATTTGTTGCCATAATATTTCCTAAGGAGTAGATTTCTTTAAAAAGTCTGGATCAGCGGGAACTTCTAGTGCAGATGGAACCGAACCGGAGTAAGCGGTAATTGTTGCATTTGCACCTGCAATATCCGATTCACTAACTGGTGCTAATAAACCTACTGTAGCAGAAGTTGCAATTCCAACTGCTAATCCAACTGCAACAGTTGATGCTTTTAATAACTCTTCTGTAGCTTTAACGGTGTCTTTTACCGCCGCAGATAATTCTGAAAATCCTTTACCTGCATCACCTAATGGAACTTCCGCCGTTGCTTCTGCCCACACATCAGCGAAAAGACTTGCTAAACTTTTTAATAATCTTGACAAACAATCCTGTAACAATTTAAGTAATTTTGCAGGCAAACTTAAAATCCATTGAATGATTGCTCTGATTTTAACAAGTACAGCTAAAACATATTTTTCAAATTCAATAATTGGCTCTATGTATTCTTTAATAACATATCTAATATATTCAGCAGCTGCCTTTAACATATTAATAATTTCAGAAAAAGAACCAGAAGGATCACCAAATCCTAACAATTGTTGTATTTTTCTAATGCCTTCTCTAATCCATTTTGCAATAGCTTTTAAAAACTTTTTTAAACCAATGTTTTTCTTTAAGTCATTTGCAAAATCACAAGAATGAATTAAATTTTTATTTGTTAATGCAATACTACCGGAAACATCACCCCTAACCGCAGGTGTTGATGGATAACTTGGTCCACCAATAATAGGACCATCAGCTTTTGTTGATGGTGATATATTATTGCCAGTGCTTAATGCTGGTTTTGGAATCATTTATTATTCTCCAAATGATATAGTCGTAAAATACCATCTAAAGTTTCTCTGTAACAAGCATCCAAATCGCAATGTTTTTTGTCCAACACAATATCACCATGACAATGACAATCAAGGCAATCTATTTCTTTTATGAATTCTTCTTTTGTTATTACACCAGCAAGATATTTTTTTTGCGCTATAGTCGCTTTTGCTGTTAGTGTATGTAAATCTTGTAATTGTTTGCTCATGTCACTTTCATCCCAGGTAATATGCCCATCATTACGGGTTGTTGTGCGCTTTCTCCGTCTAAGAAGAAGCCAACAACCCATTCATTCAATTGTGGTGCAGAAAATGTCCTTGAAGAATTGAGTGGGTACATTGGATGCGCCCATGGCAAATCTTCTTTAGGTACTTTTAATTTATTAGAGGTGTGCCAACCAAATATTCTCACTTGGCATCTTCCAATTCCCAATGGATCGGCTCTGTTTTCTATCACACCAACCCACCAAATAAATCCTTCTTTTCCGACAAAATTTGTATTATCCATTTTATGTATATTTAGACTTCTGTAAAGAACCGTTTGTTGCGACAACAGCACCAACATTTGTAGAATCTGTTGCTATCTCACAAAAAGTTTCATGTTTTTGTGGATTAATCATATGTCTAGTTGCAATAATTAAATATTTACCAGACATTGTTTTATCTATAGAATCTGTAATATCAGAATTTAATGAAAAGGATTTTGCATTGATTTCCAAAATACTACCAGAAGATACAAAAAAGTTTCCTGGTAAATTGATTGTCATTTTTTTCTGTAATAAATTATGCAATATAGCCCTTCTCTGAGGAATATATTTGTGTGTATCATCAATCAGTAGAGACTTACTTGTATCATTCGATTTCACATACTCTTGACTTTTTCTGTACAGTTGAAATGGATATAAACTAACTTTAGAAAAAGACATTAATCCAGCATCTTTTCCTTCTCTGTTTTTAGAAATTGGCAAAATAGGATAATCATTTAAATGTTTACCCTTATAGTGATTCTTTATACCTAAATCAGATTCAACCAAAGTTCGTGTCAGAACATCAAACCCAATAAAACGATTTGAATAAAAACCATTTCTAGTATTTTCCAAAATATCAAATGATGTGCTCATGTTATAGTCTCTCACACCCAAAAATTCTGTTGCAACACTATCTACCAAATTCTTTGGAGAAAAGTTTATAGTAAAGAGTGTTTTATTTGAAAAAAGTTTATTTAAAGATACAAAATTAAAACCATACTTATTTTCGAAAAATAAAAAATCAGCAGTATCGTTTAAACTAAGTGACCTTTTAACTAACCAACTCATCGTATCAATTGGTGATAATAAAGGAACAACAACGCTATGAAGTCCTTTTGTTGTCTCAACAATATTTATTTTAGTTTTAGGCACTTTCAAATAATCAAGTAAGACAGATGATGCTATATTTGAATATGCACCGTTATAAGCTTGACTTATTTTTTGTTGTTCAGAATAAATTAATTCTTCCGAAACAAAATGTAAAACATAAGCTTCTGTGGTTTGATTTATATTTGATTTGTCAGACTGTTTGTAAATTCTAAATGTTTTTTTTATATTTGTTCCAGAAAATTCTTTATCTTTCGATATATCTATTTCAATATATTCACTACCATCAAATCGAAGTTTATTTGATAATCCAACAGCATCTTTAAGTAAGATATTACCGGACATGCATGGCACAAGTACACTATCAAAAATATTCAACTCTTCAAATATAGAACTTAAATCAATCGCTCCAAATTTTGAATTGATTGCAAGTTTGTTTATTTGAAACTGTGTTGTTTGCCCAATATTAAGATTTGCCATTATGCAATTACTCTTCTAAATTCAGATTCAATATTGTTAACAAATTCTGGTTTTAAAAGTTTTATTCTTCTTTTCGATTCATTTAATTCCATTTCATAATCATAGTACGATTGTGTATTTTTTGAAGTAGCAATAGTAATTACATATCCGTCCGCCAATGTAACAGATGGCAATGGTAAAGGAGAAACAGCAACATTGGCATAAGTGTTTGCATCAACTTCCATTTTTTTCACAGTAATTGTATTTGTGCTTATTGTTGTTCTTGTTTCTATTTTATAATATGCTTTAGTGTGTGATTGAGCCCAACTTGAACCAGATTGACCAACATTTGCACTTGCATCATATTTGGTATCAACAAATGAAATAAATGTTCTATAATCCATTGGCCAATCAAATTGTGGATCAACGATATCATTAAACAACAAAACTACCCAATGTCTTTCGGAGTCACCATAAAATTTTGCAGCTATAATTTCTGGAGTGTCACTATCTTGTATGTCATACTCATAACACACAGCTGTATTTTCTTTGAATTTTTTTTCAAAGTTAAATCGTGAAGTTATATTGTTAACAACATCAGCATTTTTACTGTCAGTTGTATATAATGTTTTTGGAAAAAAGTTAAAATATTTTGACATAAGATTAAGCAGTCATTATAGGACTTCCGTTAGAATCATTAGTGACTGGTGGAACACCATCATTAAATTCAACTTTTCCTGCTCTAGAACGGTTTTTACCATATTCTTTATCATAAGAAGCTTTTGTTCTAATTTCTGTCTCTTTAAACTGTAGTGACAATTGAATTGCAACCGGCATACCAGTTCCACCTCTTTTTGGTTGACCATCAGTTGGTATTTCATAAGCTGCAAATCCTGTAGGTGCATAGTTAACCTGTATTTGTTCTAATATACAAGTACCTAGTTTTGGAAGATTTGGATTTTCTTGCCCGTTGTAATAGAAACCGACACTAAATTCAGAAGGTGGAACCATAAAATAACCATATGTTGATGGCAACGCTTCTGGTGCTTGATGAAATTTCAACTCACCAATAATGTTTTGTACTTGTTCAGCTTCAGCTTTAGACCTAGGATAAAACATAAAATCAAATCTAAAAGTTTGAAAACTCGGTGAAGAGTATACTAGTTCCATCATTGGATTTTGAACTACACCAGTTGCTGATGCAAATGCAATTTTTCCAAAAGCACCAAGACCTTGAGAGATATAACTGGCGACAAATGGGCTAATATTTTTCATTAATAATTTGCCCTTTTCCATTGGGCTTAAACCTGAATCTTTAAACGCATCAACAGCAGATCCAGCACCAGCACCAGCAAGAGTCAATAAATCACCCCCCATTGCTGGGTTATCATAAGCTTGACTTAAATCAAAATTCAATGTGTCAGGCATATAAAGTGCCAATGTTGTTGAAATGCTAGTTGTTGCACGAACATTGTTGTTTGTTTTTAAAGCAGCAATAAAACCACTTGCTTGTTCTAAAGATTCAGCAGCAACACCTTCAACAAATTGCCCCGAATCTGATTTACTCAGTTGATTAGCTAGTTTATTTTGTGTAAATAAATCAGTTAAAGGTTTTGCTGCATTTGCCAATTCTTTGACTTTATCACCAATAGCTTCACCTAATTCTCCAAAATTTTTTAGTACACCCGATGCACCTAAATCTCCGCCTAGTGGGCTAACTTGCCCCATTTCTTGACCTGGATATTGTGTTTTTCTTTGTTGGAGTATGTTGATAAGTACATAGTGATTTGCGTTTGATGAACCCAAATCAATTGGATAACGATAAGTATCAAGACCGTAGTCTGTTCCGCCTAGTAATTTGTTTAGTGGTCCAGTTGGCTGACCGCCAGCCTTTACATTAATGTCTGAGAGAAAGCTTAATAATCCGGCCATTTATTTGTCCTATAGGTTTACTAGATATATTTATCATACATATGGATACTATTTATGTCATATAAAGGGTGGTTTACCCCAAAAAATCGAAGCAAATATAAAGGCGATTCTGAAAATGTCGTTTACCGTTCCTCATGGGAACTCAGGGTGATGAAATGGTTAGATGAGAGTCCAAGTGTTATTTGGTGGGCATCTGAAGAACTCATTATCAGATATAAGTCACCTATTGACCAAAAAATGCACAGATACTTTCCAGATTTTATTGTCAGATTGAAACACAAGAATGGCACAGAATCAACTGTTGTCATTGAGTTAAAGCCACAGAAGCAAACAGTAAAACCTGTGCAGAAAAGAAAAACGAACCGATTCTTACAAGAAGCGGCAACTTATGCAGTCAATCAAGAAAAGTGGCGAGCTGCAGACTTATTTTGTAAAGAACATGGTTGGCAATTCAAAGTGCTAACTGAAAAAGACATAGGCATTTGAGATAAATAGATAATGGCAAAACTAATCGACAGAATTAAACAATCTCTTGCAAAAGAAGGCTACTCAACCGGCACGAATAATGCAAGAAACTGGCTTCGTGCCAAAGTGAAAGAATTGACTCCTACATCAAGAGCGTTGATGACAGATAGAGACAGATTAAAAGCAAACTCAACAATTGGTAAAATGTACTTTTACTTTTATGATCCAAAGACAAAAGA